CGCCGCGCGGCGCCTCTATCCGCTTGGGGATGGTCACGGCGAAGTCGACGAAGGACTTGCCGCTGCCCGTCGCCCCGGTCTTCACGTTCCACCTGCGGTCGCAGCTCGCCAGGTAGGCAAGCTGCTTGTCAGTCAATGGCACTCGGCACCCCCGCCAGCAGCTCGCGCGCCTTCTCCAGCGTGCCGCCCGCGTCGACGTTCTCGGGCGGGTTGTCGCGGTACCCGGCGCGGTTCTTGAGGTAGAAGATCAGGGCCGTGACGTTCGGCGGCAGCCTGCGCGTGGTCTTCTTGATGTACTGCTCCACGGTGACCATCTTGCCGTCTATGCGGGCCTGCTTCGCCTCCTTCGTCTCGGTCTCCTCGACGATGCCCCCCATCGCCATCTCGAACAGGCGGTTCTCGACGGCCTCGATGGACATCTCGCGGCCAGTTTTTATCGCGTCCAGAATCTCCTGGTGGGCGTCGAGCCACGTGTACAGCGTCGACTCGCCGACGCCCATGTTCTTCGCCAGCTCCTCGTATGTGCAGCCCTTGGCCGCCCAGTTGGTTATCTGCGCGAGGCCTTCAGGCTCAAGCCAGCGCGTGTACTTGGGCCTCGCCATGCCTACTCGCCCTGCCTCACGAAGGTGCGGCTCTGGTCGTAGACGTAGACGATGTCGCCGTTCTCGTCGTACCCGTCCGGCTTCATGACCCCCTCGAATATCTGGTACGGGGACTGGCCCGCCTTCGGCGTGTTCCAGAGGTAATGGAGATAGTCGGCCATGCTCATGCCCTCGAACTTCGCGAGGCGCTCTTGCGACGATCGGTTGTATCCAGCCGCCTTGCCCCACTCGAAGTCAAAGTGGTCCGCGTCGCCCTTCACCTCGGAGTAGGTCACGCGCCCGTTCCTCTTGCAGAGCTGGAGGGCCTCGGAGAACTGGAAGCGCGCCACCTTCCAGTCGTTGGGCAGGCCGCAGCAGCAGCAGTTGTCGCACGCCTCCTTGAAGTGCGCGTCGCTCACGTAGAAGCGCATCCCGAGGCTGTGCGCCAGCTCGCGCATCCTGCGCACGTACGGCTCCTTGATCTTCCGGTTGAGCCTCAGATAGCCGCTGCCGAACGAGTTCTTGGCGTAGAAGTCCACGATGTCACGGCCCGCGCACTCGCTGATGACGCGGTAGTTCTCGGCGGCGCTCTTGATGGACCGCCGCTCAAGGCAGAAGAACTCCGTCGACATCGCCGTAGCGCCCCGGGAGGCGGCCTGCCTTATCAGCTCAAGGTAGTTCTTCGAGGTCACGCCTATGATGAACGGGCGCAGGCGCAGCGTCGCGCCCCCGGCGTCGAGCGCGGTGAACTTCTCGATGGCCTCAAGGCGCGACTGGGGCGATGGCACGCCGCGCTCGATCTTGCGCGCGTCCTCCTCGTCGAGGGTGATGATCGAGAACTTGACGTTCCAGTTCCTCTGCCCCCTGAACAGGTCCGTGTACCTCGGGTCGTCGAGCCACCACGTGCTCTTGGTCGAGAACGACAGCGGGTAGTCGATCTCCTTGAAGAATCTCAGCAGCTCAAGGGTGACCCCATACTTCCGCTCGAAGCCGTCGAACTGGTCGGAGAGGCCTCCCCACTGCATGGTGATGCGCTCGTTCACGTAGTTCGAGAACTGCGACGGCCTCTCCCCGGTGAATATGCCCTTCACGCGCTCGACGTTCACGGAGCGCACGTTCTTGGCCTTGTAGGCCTCGGCAGCCGCCCCTATGCCCCTCTGGTACTGCGAGAAGCAGTAGACGCACCCGAAGCTGCAGTTGCTGTAGGTGTCGAACGTCATCGGCATGGAGCAGTCGTTCAGCTCCCCGGTCCATCTCGGCGACTGGTAATCGTGCCTTATCTCTCCCAATTCACCTCACCCCGTTCTCTGTAATATCGCTTCATGTGCTTGCGTACGCCACTCCATCCTCCGAACTCTCCGAGCATCCACCTTGGAAACAGCTCCGCGCGCAGCTCGTACAGCTCGTTGACGGTAGCGGCGCTGCCGGGGTTGATGCTCGGGTACGCCATAAGCTCCTCAAGCTGCCTGTCGAGGTAGTAGCCGTTGTAGCGGCTCCCCTTGTAGAACTTGCGGTAGGCGCACAGAGACGTCTCCAGGCAGGCGATGTCGCTGTCCCCGCCCGCTTCCTCAACCGCCTCGGCGATCGTGGCGAGAAACGCATCTAGTTGTTCGAGAGACACATCCTCGGGTATCCTCTTGCGGCGGTCGAACTCGTCCGCCTCCGCGTCGAGGCCGAAGACGTTCATGACCCCGCTCGTCGCCGTCGCCCCGTTGGCGAAGTCGAAGGCGGGCCTGTTGGCCGAACGGAGGCCGAGGAGGTACGTCAGCGTCTCAGTGAACAGGTACGCCCCGAACCTCCCGTAGTTGGGCCACTCCTGGCACAACGAGATGGCCCTAGAGGTGTCGATCTCGCCGCCGTGGACGGTCTTGCCAATAAAGGCCTCCCCGCCCGCTAGACGGCACGAGAATTGCTCCAGAGTGCGTTCTAGCGCCCCGTTGCAGCGCATGTAGCGTCGGTCGCTCTGGAATATCAGCCTCTTCTTGTTCGCCGCGCACCACGCGTCGGGGTCGGCGACTATGCGCCCCCGCTCCCCGAGCATGAATATCGCCGAGGGTATGTTGTATACGGTCGCGTAGAAGAATGCGAGGTCGAACCTCTCGGCCTCGCCCAGCGCCCTCGCGTCCGCCCACGCCTTGAGCAGGATGCCGTTGCACTCGCCGTCCCCGCAAATGTGGTAACGCACGAACTCGGAGAGTCTATCTTGCATAGCCGACCAACAGCCTCCCCATCTCAGCCCTGGGCGTGCTCGCCACGTCGACCTTGACCATGTCGTAGCCGATCCGCTTGAGCGCCGTGTAGCTTGAGAGCACCTTCTGGCACTTTACCAGCTGCTTCTCCTCGTTGAACGGCCTGCCGCCGTTGCGCTCGTGGACGGCCCTCACCGTGTCCTCGAACTCGCGGTGGCAGTAGACGCCCCTGTATGCGTAGCCGTGCCTCTCGGCGATCTCCGCCACGTCCCGCGCCAGCTTCACCGTCATCCCGTAGAACACGCCCTCGAACACGACCCCGGCTGGGTTTCCGTCAAGCGCCGCGTCTATCGCCTCTACGACCATCGTGCGGTTCTTGTAGCCGTCGCAGCCTCCGAAGTTGCTGCCATCCTTGTATTTCCCGAGGACGACGAACCCGGAATTGGTCAAGATGGCATTCGCTATTCCCTGGCTCGTCGGCAGCTCGATCAGCCTGTCGACCCCCTCGATTTCGAGAAACTGCCGCACCATCGTGGTCTTGCCGCTTCCGTGCGTGCCTCTGACTTGAACGACCCTACGCATCGATTCGTTCCATCAGCTCGCTGGCCATGTACAGGCGCTTTAGCCTCCCGTCTTCCCTGAGAAGTTCGGAAAGCCACTGCTGCTCCTCCTGATCAAGGCAGCATATAATCACGTTGTAGCTCTTCAGCTCCTCCTCGCCGCGCTTGGAATACTCCTCGATCTCCTCGCTGCGGGGCTGGAAGTCGTTCAGCTCTGTGGCGGCCTCGCCCAGCTCGAACACGTCGAAGCCGAAGTCGCCCATGTCGAAGTCGTCCGCGAGGTCCTCCAGCTCCTTGCTCAGGACCGCGAAGTCGAAGCCGCTGTTCATGTTCAGCTTGTTGTGGACGTGCACGTACTCGCGGCGCTGGTGATCACTCAGGTGGTCGAGGTAGATCACCGGGCACTCCTCTATGCCCAGCTTCTTGAGCGCGAGCACGCGCCCGTGGCCCTCGACGATCTCCATCTCCCCCGCGTCGTTGTGCCAGACCCCCACGGGGTCGTTCATGCCGTACTTATCGATGGACTTCGCGATCTGGTCCACCTGCTCGAACGGGTGCAGCTTGGCGTTGCGCGCGTAGGGCAGCAGGTCCGCCACCTTCTCCATCCTCACCTTTAGCTCCGGCATCGGCCTCATTGTCTCTCCTTCCGTAGGTTGCAGCAGTCGTCCGGGTCGGCGTTGACGTGCCGCGTCCAGTAGTCGTAGTGCTCGGGGACGTCCTCGCACACGGTCAGCTCGAAGCCCCCGAAGGCCTCAAGCTGCCGCCTTTTCACCGCCAGCGGCAGGTGGCGGTACCCGCCCGACTTGAGCGTCCACGCCGACGTGTCGCGCCCCAGCCACCGCTCGATGAACGGGTTGACGCGCAGGAACTCCACGAGGCATTTTCTGACCCCCGTAGCGCGCAGGACGTCCGCGTCCAACAGCTCCGGCAGGTACGGCGAGACGCGCAGCGCGACGTCGATCCCGGCGTCCTGGAGCCGCCTCGCCGCCTCCATCCGCCGCGAGGGCGGGGCGGCGCGCTCCTTGAAGACGTTCGGCGCGTCGTCCGTGCTCGTCACGCTCACCTGCACGTGGGCCAGCTCCGGGTCGAGCAGGCGCAGGTAGTCCCTCCGCGCCACGAGGTCGCTCTTCGTGACGATCAGGTAGCCGATGCCCCGGGCGTTGAGCATCCGGATGGCCTGCGCCGTGGCCCCGTAGACGTCCTCGGCTGGCTGGAAGCAGTCGGTCATGCCACCGAGCCGCAGGACCTGGCCCCGGCGCACCTTGCGCAGCGCCTTGGAGATGTCCGCCGTGCTCGCCACGCTCGGGGCGTCAGGGTGCCAGAGGCCCCGGAAGTCGAGCAGGCTCCTCGCGTAGCAGTAGGCGCAGTTGTGGGCGCACCCGCAGCCGTACGTGTCGAGGCGCACCGGGTACTTGCAGCGGGTGGCCTCGCCGCCCCCGGCGGAGCCGTAGAAGGCCCCGTAGCCCGTCGCCCTATCTCCCATCGCCGCGCCTCCTCGCCCTGAACCTCGCCTGGCGCACGCGGTTGGCCTCGGCGTCCTCCGATTGTCTCACCCGCATCTCGCGGAGGTAGCAGCCCTTGCACAGCCGCAGCCGCCGCGCGTGCTCGCTCTCCTCCCACACGACGCGCTCGGAGCAGCAGGCGCACACCTTCTGCGCGCTGCTGTCCCAGCGCCCGTACCTCTGCCGCGCGTGCTCCACGGAGGCCTCCGAGCGGCCCAGCTTGCGCCCGATCTCAAGCGCCGTCATGTCAGGGTGCAGGTGGAGGTAGCCGATCTCCGAGGGCGTCCATGTGGAGCGTTTGTGCTTTTTGACGCTAGGTGATTTCCCACCCTCAGAGGCCACCAGGAGGGCCTCCAGGGGCGTCTCATCGCTCTCCATCTCCCACCCCCCCGGCGGCGGCGTCCCGGCGCGCGTCCATCCACTCGGCGAACTCGTCCCGGCACCCGTCGCATAGGTCCCAGCTGTGCGGGACCGCGCCGATCCTCGGGCCGAACTTGTCGCTCGGCATCAGCCACAGCGCCGTGTGCGCCCGCTCGCCGTCGATCTCCGCCCCGCACCTGTCGCACGTGAGCCTCACGCCCATCAGGCCCTCCTCCTCGTCTCGCCGCCCACGCGCCCGTGGTCGACCCCGACCCCCATGCGCTTGAGCTTGTCCATAACCGCCACGCGGGTGCGCCCGACTTCCCCGGCGACCTCCTCCACGGTCCTCCCGCGCCCGCCCAGGAGGGCATCGACGTCCTCGCTGGTCCACGCCGTCCCCGGCCCCGGGTGGCCGGACCTGGGCGGAGCCGGGGCGGCCCCGCGCTGCTCGCGCTTGCGGCACGCCGCGCACAGCTCGGAGCGCTCCCCCGTCCCCTGGACGCGCGGAAAGTATCTGTCTGGCCGCTCCTTCCCGCACCCCGGGCAGGTCCGCCACTCCATCAGGCCGTCCTCTCTTCGCGGTGGCGCAGGGCCTTGGTGAGGCTCCGGCGGGCCTTGACCAGGTCCCCGGTCGGGTCCTCGGTCTTGCGCCCGGCGCGGACGAGGTAGGCCAGCGCGTCGCCGATTGCCCACGTCTCGAAGCCGTCGAGGTCGGCCAGCATCTCGATCAGGTCGCACGCCTGCCACAGGCCATCCTCGTCGCCGATGAGGTAGTAGCTCGGCGTCGCCTCCATCTCGCTCGGTGTCATCGTCACAGCCTCCCCCTGGCCCGGTTGCGGGCCTCGCACGCCGCCATCAGCGGCCTCATGTCATCCACGCCGCACGCCGCCGCGAGGTTGGCGACGGCCTGCACGACGTCGCTCAGCTCCAGCAGGACGTCGCCTCGCGCGACGGTCTCCTCATCGAAGGTCGCGGCGCGCTCAAGCCGCTCGAACGCGCTGAACGCCTCCATGACCTCCTCGCCCAGCTTTCGGGCCGTCTCGTGCGCCTGCGGCAGCGGGTCGAAGGCCCGCACCGCCCCGATCTGCACGAGGCCGTCGTCGGCCCCCGCCTCAGAGATGCCCGTCATCTCGCCCACCTCTCCGCCGCGCCGTGGCTGCGGCCCATCCAGTACGCGCTGTGGATCGCGCCGCAGACCGCCCTCGGAATCCCGCCCTCGGTCTTGCGCTCCAGCTCGCGGACGTAGTCCCCGATGTCGCGCGCGTGCCTCACTTCGCGCGGCTTGTACTCGTAGACCCCGCTGTGCCCGTTCGGGCGGCTCGTGCGGAGCCTCCACTCCCCGTCGCGCCCCACGACCATCTCGTCGACGACGAAGGCGAAGAGGCCCTGCGTCTCCATGAGGTCCCCCGCCCGTATCGGCTGGCCGTCGGCGTCCACGGGCAGCTCGACCCTGTCCCTGCTCATCCGTCCTCCTCCCACGCCTTCTCGCACATGTCGCAGATGTCGGCCCACAGCTTCCAGACCTCGTAAGGCATGGTCGACGTGTCGCCCATGCCGTATGGGTTAGGCTCGGGCCAGCCGTTCGCCTCCCAGTCGACGCACCCGTACTCGTCGCGGATGACGGGGGCCGTGTCGCTCATTCGTCCACCACCCTAGCGTGACATTCTGGGCATTCGACAAATTCGTCGAGCGTGTCCATGGTGCCCATCGGTCCAAGGCACACGACCGCAGTATGGCCGCAGCTTAGGTAGTAGAGCCTGTCGTCGTAACCGTCCGCATCGTCAAGCGGGTCCCAGCCAGTGATGCGACACGTCCGCTCAGGCACATAGCGCCGCGTCTCGCCTGTCCTGCCGCGCACCACGTGCACGGTGTCGGGCCACGGGCGCAGCTCGCCGATGAATAGCTCCGGTGACCAGCTCATTCGTCCACCTCGATTCCAAGCTCGCGCACGTCGTAGTCGAAGTCACACGGCTTCTCCCTGTAGGGGCACGTGTCGCAATCTTTGTTGCGCCCGCATGCCATGAGGTGGCGTACCAGCTCCCGCAGCTTTGTGTTATCGGCTTCAAGCAGGTCCATGCGCTCGTTTGCGGTCCTGACGGCACCCATGGCCTCGCGGTACTGTTCGTCGGTGATTACTGCATCGACCTTGACCGTAATGTTGCCAATCTCAGCCATCGTCTACCTCCCACCGCGACACGTTGTGGAGCGCGTACCCGCAGCGGTTCTCGCTGATCGCCGCCTCGGCGGCGGCTCTGGTCGCGTAGACCCCGAGCACCTCCTCGCGCCCGGTATCGACGTCCGTCGCCATGAGCAGCCAGACCTCGCCCGGTACATCCCGCAGCGGCTCCGCCCCCTCGCACAGGATGACGTGCGTCCCCTGCTCGGGCTGGTAGTAGCCGCAGCCTGGCACATAGACCTCGTCCGATGCCTCCAGCTTGCCGACGATCAGGACGTCGCGGGCCAGCCAGTCCTTGAGGTTGCTCATCGCTGCACCGCCCGCCCGCAACTGGGGCAATAATGCGGACAGTCAACGATAAAGCCTGTACATAACGTGTTTAATCCATCGCGATCTGCCAACCGCAGGACGCATCCACATTCAGAACAACAAAACTCGTCAGCTCCACCCGTGTCCTCGCACTCGCCGCGCCCCAGCGTGGCGGCGATGGCCTGCTCGGGGGTGACAAAATGACTCATAAACATGACGCTGTCGGTTCCAACTGCCGTCACATCATGGCCGTTACAATCGGTCCAATATGTGTACAAGTTAGTCAGAGACGCGCCTTTTTCCCATTTGACACCGCGCTCATCGAGCATCGCCCTCAGCTCGTCGGTCGTGGTCATGCGCACACCTCCAAGATTTCCTCCACGGTCATAGGGATAGGGTCCGGGTCGTTTGGCCTGTACCAGCATTCGAGCATGTATGGCGCGCCGTAGGTCGCCCACGTGCGCTCGCCGCAACTGTCAAAATAACCCCAGATCACGGACACCTCCTCGCCGCCGTGCTCCCACTTCGTCCTGAGCATGACGTGCTTGTAGCAAAACGGCGGACCACCCGTCACGGAGCTGTCGTCTCGGTACTTGATGCCGCGCCTTTTCAGCTCCTCGCGCAGGCGGCTCATGGCGGCGCACCTTCTCAGCTCGTCGGTCGTGTTCATCGCCCCTCCTCGACCTCGAACCCGATGCCGCCGACGACCAGCCAGCGGCGCTTCTGGAATCCCTTCTTGCGCTCGCGGTGAAGTCCCAGCGCCCATCGCCGCCCCTTCACGGCCTTCTCTTCGCGATGCATCAGGGCCGCGATCTGCAGGTCAGTCAGCCCGTCCGCGAACAGCTCGCGCAGGCGCGCCTCCTCGTCGGCGGTCCACCTCGGGCCGCGCCCCATCAGTCCTGCCCTCCCATCGGGGACGTGCCCCACCATCCGATCATATCGAGCAGCTTGGCCTCGCAGTCGCGCATGGCGACCGCCCACTCGATCAGCTCGCCCAGGGCGTCGATACGCTCTCGGCAGTTGAGCGACGCCGCGCTGGCCGCGTACTCCTGCGTGACGTTCTCGAAGCACCTCTCCGCCGCGCCGCTCATGCGACCGCCTCCTCCAGGGTCATCACGGGCACGCCGACGGCCCGCGCCACGGCGACCTCCAGGCACGCGCCCTCGCTCCCCTCCCAGCCCGGCAGGGTCACAACGGCGTCGGCGTAGCCGATCATCCACCGCAGGCACCTGCGCATGGCCCGCTCGTGCGTCCACTCCTCCGGGACCGCGTCGACGGGGGAGAAGACCGCGCAGCTAGCTCTGGCGCGCAGGAGTTCGACCGCGCGTCCGAAGGCCGCGACGGCCTCCTCCCGGGGCAGGCCCGAGACCGGGCCGCAGAGCTGCACGCACTTGCCGTCGACCCTACTCATCGCACTCACCCCTCCCCAGCTCGTAGGCCTCGCGCACCAGCGCGAGGATGCGCTCAGGCTCGTCGTCGCACCCGGCGTCCTCCACCTCGGCGAGGATGTCGTCGATGGTGCGCGGGCGCACCGCGCGGCGCACCTTGTCGGGGGCGAGCCAGTAGGAGCCGCTCTTCTCCATACCGACGAGCACGTCGCCGTCGCGCCCGATGCCGTCGAGGGTCCCGCGCTCCCACTCGCCGGGGTTGACCTCGGCCTCGATCTCGTCCCCGAGGCGGCAGGCCGCGCCGTCGCCCAGCGTGGGTATCGGCGCTACGTTGCACTTGAGGCGCGCGATCACCTCGCCCTGCGTGATGCCGTAGAAGTCCGCAAGGACCTGCGCCGCCCCGGCTGGCCCCGCGTAAGGCTCGCCCATCGCGAGGCGTCTCACGGCCTCGCGCACCATCCCGGCTGGCAGCGCGTGCTGCCGCTCAAGCTGCGCGCACGGGTCATCAAGCGGGGCCGACTCGACCATCTCGGCGAGGCGCTCGCGGAGGGCCGCCAGCCTCTGCTGGTTGCCGCCGTCGACGACCCACGGCAGGCCCAAGGCGTCGCTCAGCGCCTTGACGAAGCCCCCGGCGTCGGCGAAGCCCCCGGCGTCGGGCCTGATCTCTCGGATGCGCGCGGCCACCTCGCGGCGGGCCTGCGACATGTCCGCGTCCGCCACGGGCGCACCAGACGCCCCCAGCCCCTCGATCTCGTCGGCAAGCATCCGCGCCAACTCGGCGTCGCTGCGGGCGTCGCTGTGGCTCGTGTACCAGACGCCCAGGGCCTTCTGGATGATCGCCTTGAGCGTCCAGCCCTCGTCCTCGGCGATGACCCGCAGCCTCTGCGCGAGCCTCCCGGCCTTCTCGCAGGTCGCGCCCGGCACCCGCACCTCGACGACGCCATGGCGGTCGACGCGGTCGGCGATCTCGCGCAGGCAGTCCCGCAGGTCCTCGCAGTAGCTCGACTCGTCATCCTCGATGACGCCGACCTCCCGGCAGAGCCTCTGGACCACCGCGTAGGCGCTCTGGCTCTCCGCGTTGTCGGCGACCTCCCTCAGCACGTCCTGAATCTTGCGGTTCTCGATGTCGCTCATTCTCCAGTCCCTTCTCTTGGCCCTCTCGGGCGCTCTAGCGCCCATAGAAGGCCTGCTTTCACTTCTCGCCTACCTCGGGGCCGTGGCGGACCACTCGCGGGCTTTCCGGGCCTCGTAGCGCCCCATCGCCGCGTGGACCGCAGCGGGCGACCTGCCGATGTCCATGACCTTTGCGACGCGGTACCACGTCCACCCGCGCGCCCTCGCCCTCGCGACCGCCGCAGCCTGCGCGTCGGTGAGGTCTAGCCGCGAGCGCCTCGGGTCGATCAGCCGGAGGTCCCTCCGCCTGCTCATGACGGCGTCGCGAGTGCGCCCGAGCCGGGCCGCGATCTCGTCGTCGCCCGTGCCGGACTCCCAGAGGCGGCGCAGCTCGTCGTCGTCCTCCCCGGTCCACGGCCTGCGCCCGTGGCCGTCGTGCACGATGTCGTGCAGCAGCTCGAAGCGGCGCGACTTGACCGCGTACAGGGTGCGCCCGAGCCTCTTCGCCACCTGCGCGAGCGTCAGCCCGCCGGGGTCCGCGACCAGCTCGTCCTCCTCGGGCGTCCAGAGCCTCCACGAGCGGCTCACCCGACCACCCCCGCGAGCAGCCACGCCACGACGTCGCAGAGGCCCCTCAGCGTGCAGAGGAGGATGAGGCCGAGCGCGCAGAGGGCGAGGCACCCCACGGCGGCGTCGTAGGGGTCGCGCTGCCCGGGAAGCCTGCTCATGGCCTCGACCCCCACTCCCCCATTACCTCGCGCGTCAGCTCTCGGGCCTCGTCAGGGTCGCACGCCCGGCCCTGCCCGCGCCTCGCCATCAGCACCAGCTCGTTGACCAGCGCGCCCTCGTCGCGGATTGC